TTGTTTATTTGTTTTTTTTTTCAAGCAGAAGACGGCATACGAGATGTAGCCGTGACTGGAGTTCAGACGTGTGCTCTTCCGATCTGCCTTAATACTAAATTTGCCTTAAAAAAGAATTTGCATTTAGGTATTGCATACTAATATATATTTATATACAATAGGTGTATGTTAAATAAAAGTAAGGAGTTAAATAACATGAATAATTATGTATGTGATGAATGTACGTCTAGCAATATAGAGTTAATAAAAGATAAAGACAATGAAATGGATTGTTATTGTAATGATTGCAATACAGAACAGTATATTGTTTCAGAATGGTGGATTAATAAAAATATACAAGGAGCAAGACAATGAATAAACAATTATATGAAAAGGGATTTGATGATAAATACATGGGCGATCATGCGGGCGAGTTCAATGCTTGGTTTATAAGTGACATGATTTGCCTTACTGGTGGTAATGTCTCATGTACTGGTAAAGAGTACGTTGAGGTAACAACTGATGATTATAAAAAGAGAATTTGCATTTACTTAGACCAAATGAAATTTATTTGTTGGGTGGGTGATGATTATAGTTATACACAAAAAGACTGTTTAGCCTTTGAGGGATTTTGTGCTAAATACAATTTGCAGTTTGAGGAGTGGTGTGATGAGTAATTATACAATAAATCTTAATGCTATTTCATGGGATGCATGGGAAGCAATATATAAAATGGATAAAAAGTTTGTTGGCACAGAAGATTATATGGGTGTTGCTTATTTTTGGAGTCATGAATACAAGCATACTTTGAGAGATGTGACTATAAGCCAAAGAAGAAGGATTCATAAAAAAGCTTTAAATCTTGGTTTAGACTTTACAGAAGTGGGTGCTAGTCAATGGGAACTTATGAGCAAGGTTTTAAAAATACCAATAGAAAAAATGATAGATATAAAATATTATCAAGCGTTAAAACAGAATAAAGTTCCCAAAGACTATGTAAAGGCTTGTAGGTGGATGGAAAAAGTATTCTATAAGTAATTTGCCTTTATCTTAATGCTCTTTTAACTCTCTTAATTGCTTCTTTATTAATCTCTTTATAGAGATTATTTTTAACCACCTTTTCAGACAACTTAAAGAAATCAATAAGTTTTTTATGTTTAACAAATGGAGTAAACGCCACAAGCAATTTAAGACCACCTCTACCTTTCTTACCTGTTCTTTGCCATATACCATAAGTACCCGAACCTTTACCTTTAGGCTTACCCATGAAGCGACTGTTTGCCCTATCATTTCTAGCAGTTTTATCTATTCCTTTTAATAACCCCGAACCTTTGCCATTCTTCTTAGTACCGCTTCTGAGTTTTTGTATGTTACCTGTAACTCCAGTAAATGATAAGCCATCTCTTGTAGGTGATGGGTATTTCTCCCTTCTAGCATATTCATCTTCTCCAGTATAAATATAGTAAAGAAATTTAGCGGCATAATCTTTAACAATCACTTGGGCTGATAGGTCATATTTATTTGGCTTGGCATACTTAGTAACGGCAACAGCATTTATACTTGTTTTCATTGGTTTGTTAAGTTTTTGTTTTAACTTATCGTTATTTGCCTTTGCCGCCAATTGAGCAGTTTTATTAATTCCTTCGGACATACTTTTAAGAAACACTTTTTTCTCAATAACTTTCATTTCTTTTTGTAATTTTTTGAGATTAGTTTTGATTCTTATATCCATATTTGCCTTTTATAAATTTGCCCAATGGCTCTTGTTATCAAACTTTAAGCCATTCTCATTTGCCAATTTTAGAATTGTCGATTTGCTTTTACCTAAAGATATAGAAACCTCGTTTAGCGATTTGCCTTTGTCAATTTGCCTTTTGAGTTTAGTAATATCGATTTGCTTTTTATCAGCCATTAAAGATTCTCATAATGTTCTATCAATTTATCAATATACCATTTTGCCTTATTTAAGTCTTGGATATTGGCATTTTTGTCTTTATGCCTATGAATGTATTTAATGGCTGAACCCTCTAGGTAGCTCGGAAACTCTTTGCCTAACTGTTGCTTTATGTATTCAATACATTCAAATTTGCCTTGATTATAATGGCTCGGCCTATTTACAGGGTCGTGATTTGCCTGTTTGATTTGCCCTAATCTATCCCATTCTTGTGGTGTTACTTTATCTATACTCATTTTTTTTCTCCTTTTATATAATTTATTTGCCTGTCGTTGAAACGACCATTCTAAAAATCTATCTAATAATTTAACTGTAACCATGTCTTTTATAACTTGACCTTTTTTAAGTTTAATAGGCATAAGTTAATTTGCCTTTTTGTAAATGTTTAATATCATTGTAATGAACTTTGATTATCTGATCTTTTCTTCCATATCTTGTATAAACCATATTGTAATCATTTTTGCTATTTGCAATTTGCCTTATATTGTTACAGTAATCTAGCAAGTCTTTAGTTTCAAAGAAAAGAAAAGAACTCATGTCTATCACATCCATTACAATGTATTTGGATTTGCCTTTCAGCCATCCATCCTTACCATTTACATTTATAAGTTCCAACCATATACAATTTGTGTATCTGTTGCCTTTAACGTCTATAGGCACATCATTAACAAACATATCAATATGTTGATGCATGTCTTGTGATAAATTCGCTTTTACCACTTTTCTTCCTATAGCTTCAAGCAAATAGATCAATTTGCCTTCAGTCTGTTTTCCTTTTCTTAGGTCGTTTATTTGCTTTTGCATTTTTAAATATCTTATCCCAATTTTCATCTATCTTCTTTTTATCTTCTTTTCTTCTTTTACTACCCTTACCGCCGAGCCATTTAGTCATGATCTATCCTCTTAAAGTTTACTGATTTATCTAGCCTAGATAGAATTTGCTTTGCTTCCATAAAATCTTTTGGTATGCATCTTAATAATTCTTCTATGCTAAATATCATCATATCGGGTTCATCTTTGTGTATTTTTACAAGTATTGGCTTCTCATCATCTGTATCACAGATTAAAGCAGTCTTCTTATCAAAGTTAAAACACTTACTGCTAGGCTGAATCATTATGTAGCCACTCTCTTCGCATTTTATATTTAAAGCAACAAATGCCCTATGCATCATGTCAACCATTTGTATTTTCTTTTTGGGATGAGAGCCATATAGGGTGTTCTTTAAAAGAATCTCAGCTTTACAGAATTTAATCTCAAACTGTACGCCAACCATTTTAAAGATTCTCTTCCTAGAACCCCACTTTTCATAAGTCTCTTTTTCATATTCTCGCAATTCTTTCAATTTGCCTTCTAAAGATTCATCTATATAAGTTTTCATAATTTATCCAATTTGTTTATACATATAAGTGTGGAGTGTGTAGTCCTACGGACTACTACACACACACACACTCACATTATGTATCATTACACACACACACAGTCACACACACACTTACACACTTCATGGATTTATAATCTCGTCATCAGCATAATACCTATCCTCAACCAGTCTATAGCCAAGGCTCTTATCTGTTTTTTTATCCCTTTTTGCATGTATGACTATTCCATTTTCTTCCAACCTTTTAAAGCTGTTATTTATAGCATGCCTAGTAATATCTTTTCCGCTAGTGTTATATACCGCATGGTGTTTGAAGTCTGCGGCAGTAAACCATTTATCACCATCCTCTTTATCTTTACCCATTGCATACATTAAATTTGCAATCTTAATATCTTCTGCATTATGAACAGCATCTTTGTCAAATTCATCTTCCAATTTTTCATCAGTAAGAACCAACAACCCTGAAGTGACATCAAGACCTTCTCCAGTTAAATGCTCCTCGTGGAATTCGAAGTTTTTAGGTGGTATTTCCATGCCATCTTTGTTTTTGGTTTGCGACATCTTTACCAGCATTAAATTTGCATTATCAGACTTTGTACCCTTTCTCTCAACCAAGAACTCACCATCAATACTAGCATCAAGCACAGAGCTACCCCTAGCTCTACCCTTATTACCTCTTCCTGTGTGGTGAACTAAAAGCACAGAGCAACCAAAGTCATGTATTAACTGATCTGCTGCTTTAACAAATTTATTAACCTCTTGGGCGGAGTTCTCATCTCCTGAGAAGTTTCGTTGGAATGTATCAAAAATAATTAAGCCTATATCCCCAACTTCTTCTTTAATAAGGTTTATCTCATTCTCCAACTTCTCAAACTCATCAGGCTCATTAATTCTTGAACCCCTGTTAGATAAAAACAATGGTGCACCCTTTAAACTACCAGTAAATTTATATTGCTCGTAACTGGCAAGCCTTCTACGAACTCCTGATACACCTTCTCCGCACAGATAGAGCACAGGTGCTTTTTTAGTCCCATGTCCATAGAATTCTTCTCCTATAGCAACAGAGCAAGCCATAGCAATAGCAATAAACGATTTGCCTGATTTAGGAGCACCAAAAACAGTTATAAGCCTTTCTCTTTCAAATACATCAGTAATGAGCCAATCGTGGTTTACAACCTGTGACAAAACTTTATCTGCTTGCTCAAACCTAAAAGCACCTTTCGGTAACTTCTCTTTTTGATTGTTAACAAAAGACTCTAACCCTCTTGATGTAGTAAAGTAACCTGAAGCTAAAGCATCATGCAAATCATCTTTATCCCTAAAGTCTTTAGGTGGGTTTATGATTTTTACCGATTTGCACCCTTTAGCCCTTAAATATTCTGCCATCTCATTTGCACATTTTTTACCAGCCTTATCATTATCAGGCCAAATCCATATATC